AACGCGCTACAACAAAGCAACAACCAAGCCCAAGCACTGCACCACTGACATATGGTTTTTTAAGAATAGGGTAGTAGGTGGCTTGATCTTAATCAATTATCAATAACTGCGTCAACCCAGCAGGAAGCCCAACCAACAGAGACCCCTGACAATCCTCATCACGCAATCTGGCAGCAGAGGGGCAGGGAGCCCGCCCCCCCACAGTAATTCGCTTAAGATCTGCTGACCACGGATGCCTCGCTAACACAGGGCGCTTCCTAACAACTCCAACGTAGTAAACAACCTCTACTAGGACGGGCTGGCCGAGGATGTGCTGTCCTACCACAAGCAGCTCGTCAAATTCCTCAAGGTGAGGCCTAATGTCCAGTCCTCGGATCATAATGAGGTCCATGACAAAACTATAGTTGTCCATTAAGGCTAACCTGAACGACTGTAAGCTCCGATATATTGGCCTGAAAAGGGCCTTACAGGGTGTCGCTAAGGGGAGGCAGCACATATCACTAATGTCAACCAACTCAGAGTCTAGATATGCATTAAACTCTAGTTCCTCTAAACAGGGGTGAGCATAACAAACTGACTCTAACCTGTCGAGTCTAATTACACCTGGACCAGCGTCTGGGCCCACTGCGAACCCCCTGTGCGTTCTGCCAGCCAGAGAATGGGGGATATCGACTCGACTTGACACAGCCCCGCACAGGTCCATCTCAAGTAATCGCTCATAGTACGCTGGGTCACCGCCGAGCACTAGGATTATAGTTAATGCTGGTAGATGGCACAGGTCGAGAGCAACGGCGGGATCGACTGTGGGGTATATATACAGGACACAGAGCTTCAGCTTCCGTACTACCATCTTTAGGACCTGTGATTGATTGCGTGACTTAGACCAAGAAAGGGAATAACAACCATGGTGGTGGCCGCGGGCCGTAAAGTCGTTTGTTTCCTCAACAAACTGTGTGGGCTTCACGCCCACAGACTTGGCAGCAGCGATGTACAGATCCATATTGGCCTCCGATACTGCATGGTACTTGCTATTAATTCCAGACACTTCAATCTCCACTATACCCGGGTTGATGAAGGGCAATAAAACAAGCTTAGCAACGAGGTCTCCCCGACTATGAAAGTTGATCCTAGGGGACAGCCGATCGAGGGGTGCGCAGTCCATGAGGAGGGCTGAGTCTTGAAAAACTTTCATTAGGAAGCTAGGGGTTGGACCTGTCGCAGCATACAGCATTCTAATGAGGCCAGCCTTCTCAAACTGAAGGAGCCGTGCGCCAATAAGGAATCTCCAGAGAGACCGAATTACAATACTCCACGGAAGTTTCTGCATGTCCGATACAGAAAACCTCTCCAGGTTAGCCCATGTCCGCTGCTCCATGATATCATGCCCACTTGCCCTTATGTCAACTAAGAATGACTTGCCAATGAGAATCCCGAGACAATAACCCGCACTCACACAGGGGTCAAACTCGACTTCAGCATCAGTTATCTGCTCAGGGACAGTGACTGGCTTTGATATCAGCCACTCAGCACCCCTGTATTGGGGTTCACATGCCAGGACGAACTCCTCTGAGTCTATCTTCTCAAAGCATGTTTTACAACTTGCACTCAAAAGGTAAGGAGTGGAAATAACACCGCCCGATCTAATCACCGAATCAGCATAGAGGCAACCGTATGTGAATACATGCTGAAAGTGGATTGTATAGTCGTCTGATGATTTCGAGAAAGAGTGAAGATAATCACTTGAGAATCGAAGCCACGTACTTAGTATATTTACATACCCAGTAAGCCCCTGCCGTGAGTCTCCGCGGGATGGGAGACGATGCGTGAGGGTCCCACCCTGGATGCTAGGTCGAGCGTCAGATGTGTACCCCTTCTCAAGTAAGAAGCGTGCCATGAGGGTGTTCAAGTGTGGATCGGTAACTTTACGGACTTTATACCACTGATGGAGAACGAGAGTGTCCCTGACTAGATTTGCAGCCCTTGACTTTGTTAGGCCCGTGATCTCACCTCGCTGGACCTTGACAGCCGTATTGGATCCGAGGTAAAGCGGCTGGTCCCCCCTGGTAGTCAGATGGTGTGACCGCAATGTCTCCTGTGGGCAGTATATAATAGCGTCGAGGTAGAGTTCCGCCTTTGCACCCACAGAACTGTGAGGATGGAATTGCTCGGCAACAAACGGCATTGTGACTCCAACTAGGTCTCGACCCCATGTCAACCTACGTAACTGTTTGGCTGCAAGGTAAGTGCAACCTTCCAAATAAGGTTGCATGTTATACCCCTCAGTGGTGTCTAACAGACCCTGGATGATAGATTCCTTATACCTTACACTCTCTAGGGCAACATCCTCGATATGGACAGCTTGACTTGCAGAAACAACGGTAGAGGATTTTTGAAATAGATCTATAATGCTTAAACCGTATGCGACATTTGATAATGCGAATAAGGCCGACATATCCCGGGGTCGAAGAGGCATCATTGTTGAAAGGTCCCTCGCAAGCAACTGAGCCATCTCCGTGAGGGGCTGCTGGAAGAAAGTTGCTATGCGTGACGAGTGTGAGCTTGTCGCTATCGCTTCCTCAATCCACCTCCTGATCTGACGTTCTGGCCGGTACACTTGGGCAATGTTGAGTGAGGTCGGGTCAGTCACTAGAGAGAGCCAGTCTGGATAGGGTGCTATCCGTAACTTGACCACACGATTCACCAAGCTACAGGTCACCCCTGTCGTCTTAATGAGGGTCTGCAAGAGTGCTAGCTGAAAGGGCAGTGGGTCGGACATTCCTCTGAAAAAGACACTGGGTAGGGTTGCAGGGGTCGGAAGCCCACCAATGGATGGGCCTACGAGGCAGAGGGTCGTCAATAGCGACTCATCCTGCATGATTGCTGGAGGCAGCTCAACATATAACTCGATAAGATACAGACAGACACCTGTCGCGAGTGCCACCCATGGAGATGTGTCTGCCATCGCTGCGCTTAAACACGATGATGTTAAGCAGGCTAACTTTGAGTATAGGTTTGGGAATAGCTCTCCAGTAGAATCCGTCACCCGTGAGAGCTGCTTCAAACAGCCCGGGACAGGTACACCACGGAAGAAAAGCTTCTTTCCATACTCATACAGACAATCTGACACCCAGCATTCCTCTACCTTGAGGTTATGGCCAGCTAATCTAGCATGCTTGTACAGGGCCCCTAGTGCTCGCTCCGCTAATAGCTGGTTATTTTGGCTTGCAGATTTATGTATGATGATTGTCTGATTATCACCTTGGCCTAGTATGTTAAACGTCACGTTAATTTCCCGAAGAGCAATTATCTCCCAGCAGCTCGTAAGGATTGTCCATAGTTTCTGCCTCATGCCCTCCCCCATTGTTTTAGTCCCAACCGCGCATGTAACTCCGTCTTCAACGGGCTCACCACTGAGGGAATAGGGCGGGTTGAACCTGTCTTGAATAATAAACGTGGTAAAGCATGGCAGTGTGCACCCAGTCCTGAAGAAGTACCCGCAATTGAACATCTGATCCAACTGACGACAGATTGGGGCCTGCAGTTCTGGTCGGAAACCGTTGCACCAGGAACTATAGTCAAGGTTAATAACAAAGGAGTCACCCTTAGTGATAGTATGTGATAGCCGGTTAAGAAGGTGAGTTAGAGCCGTTGAGCTCATGGTCATTGAGTGTGTCTTTAGGTATGGCATAACCTCATTCTTAAGTGCAGCTTCAGCAACAACCTGATATATCCTGATTGCCAATGTTTGCTTCGAGAAGAACCTTCCCTTTACCTTTAACTCTTTCTCCTTAGGCACGAGCACAGTCAACCGATCCTCGAACTCAACCGCTCCCCTGTAAAATGGCTCTAGCAGGGCTGGGATATTGTCTAAGCGTCCATCGATTAGAGCATTCACAAGTCGTGACGGTCCCGACCTGGCAGGAGGCCTCTCCAACCGTTCACCGTATTTCTTCCAAAAGGCCGCTGCATTGTACTCGAATACCCAGTCCCTTCTTGAGCTGATTATCGCCTTATCGCTAACAATATCGTTGAAGTCGGGATCCATATCTAGGTCAGCAATTCTTAGAATGACAACCTTCTCGAAGAGCTGCCATCGTCGGTCAAATGCCGGGCTCCAGCGGCCCAGCTCTCTCGCATTTTTTATGGATTTGTCACAGCCTGGGAGCAGGTGTACGGGCGGCCACTTCGCATTCTTTGAGACATAGCCTTTGATAAACTCTGCCCGAAATATTGACAGGAGGGTATGGCCGTACGACAGCAGGGCTTGGGGCGTTTCCAGCTCGACACGCATCTTGTGGAGCTGCTCCCGTGACCCGTCGACCATTCGGATCTCAGGGAAGTACCATGACTTCTGCACCGAAGAGACCATGAGGAGGAGAACGGGGTCAAGTTGGAGCAGTTTTTTTAGTAAGCTGTCTAGTTGCGGGCATAATTCAGGAATGGCAAATACGGACGCGAAATCAGAGGAGACTGATACATTATGCCTCCCCATAACAAGCCCTTGGGAGTAGGGAAAGATAGACTTAATAATTGTGAAGTAATCATCATGGGGGAGGTTGATTGAGTCAATTATGTCGATCATGTTGATTATATGATCAAGAAATGACCCTTGTTCCCAAAGGGCCCCCTGGACCACTGAGGCGATTAGGAGATGGCATCTGCTCTTGGCTGTGTCTGCTGCAGCAAGAAAGTGGTTGTAGGTCATTAGGCAGCTTGTCGTGTCTATGGTGGCAATAACGAGAGATTGGATGAATTGCAATGACATATTCCCAAGCCTTTTTGGCCCTATGTCTGCCTCCCGGCTGTACGAGACCTGACCCACTATGCGCTGGTAGGCAATGTGAAGCTCAAGTTGGGCTCGGACCCGGGGATTGGTGAGTGCATATCTCACAGAGGAGTATAGGGTCTTCGTCATATGATCCAGCTTCCAAGCTGATACTATAACTGTTAGTATAGCCTCCGCAGCTCTTATTAGAACACCAATGGGATATACTTCAGGGGGCAATACAACTTGGCGGAATAGCAAGTAATAGTCACAGGATGCCAGGTTCCTTGCTTTAATCTGGCCTAGTGCTCGTACATGATGGGGGAGTGAGCTCGACTTAAGGCAGAAAGAGACCTCTGTTCCGAGGAGAGGGTTTTTAAGAGACTGGTCGGTACGGTTTATTCCTGCCACCGGCCGAGGCGTCTCCTCCTCGCGAAGGAGGCTGGTAAGGAAACACAAAGACTTATTAAGTATAGAACCCCACCCAACCAGGCTGCCCATGCAAGTAGGTCCCTGAGCCACCCGAGGGGATTGAGGAAAGCAAATGAGGGTAGGCCGATGTGCACCCAGCCTGAGCCTGTATCCGTAGATGTTATATTACTAGACCTGGTGTATGGAAGGAGATCAGCCTGCGTTCCGTAGGCATGATTTATGGGGTCTGTCTCATGACCCGAGGCGATACTGGTCTGAGGGGTCATGTTGAGACTTGCCTCAAACTCCTCCAGGTGGTAGTCATGTGAGGTCTTATTGTACCGAATCCTCCTCGGTTTCACCCCAGACCCTACTGTCCCTAGGAAGTACCTGCCGAACCACATGACCCGCTTAAGCCCTGGCCTTGCCTCGGGGGTGTTTGTTTGTAACCTTCCCTCATCATTCAGGAAGTACTTCCGCCCATTGTAATCTACTGGAGGGTAATAGGTGGACTCATTCCACGCCATGAACGTGACATTAACACGATGGCATTGCCAGACAACCCCAACTCCATTAACTATATACCCGATGATGTCAGGGTGGTTGAGCCAGCTCCTCAAAAATTGAGAAGCACTTGCGATCCCAGTACCAAACACCCCTAGGAGCAGAGACTGGAGGATCTCACAGTCCTCCCATGCATCTTTCAGTGTGGGCCTAAGCTTGTGAACTAGATACTCAATCTGCTGGGTGTCCCTACGCCGCCTTTTCAACCTGGGCCGGCAGGACGACGTGTAGTTTGCACACGTCACATTGATTGATGAGCTCTGGTAACTACCATTCGTTAGGGAGTATGAACGCCTAAATTCATCGAAGGAAACTATCTTAGAGGATGAGTTGCAGAGTATGGTCCCATTGAGGGTTTTGTTCACGACTTCTGACTGTAGGATATACGGGGTATAAGTTAATGTACTGCCATCGCTCAGCATTGCCTTTCCACTCTCTAGCTCCTGTTGGCTCACGGTACTGCAGTCTGCAAAACTGCAGTACATGAACGGTGGGAATGTTTGCACAGCCACCGTGACATTTGTAATAGAGCATCGGCAGATCTCTGTTGTAATCGCCGAGCAGCAGTAGAACCAGTTGCACTCGAAGGGGTCCTCTGGTGCTGAGTTGTTTAGACAACCCTTAACAGTACCAGTGTACCGATTTATGATTCGGTCAGCGCTGTAGCTACCAAAGAATCCCCAATAGGTTTTGCAGTGGTACTTGAGGCATGATGTGTGGACTGCCGGGAGGCTAATAGTCGTGTGGTTGAGATAACTAACCTCGCATGAAATGACATTTTCCGTTGGGGTGTGGCAAAGTCGCCTTATCTCCAGGTCAATCAGTCCAGGAGTGGAGTCAGTATTGCAGCTAAGGCCCTGAAGATCGAATGTCCGGGCCGAGAGGACCAACACCAATGTTCCGAAGCCGATAAGAAAAGACATTGAAGGCTGCATTGATTGCGTGCTTGCTCTGGTCCTTGTTGAGGCGTAGGAACATGTATTTTCTAATCGGGTCCTTGTACACAGATAGTGAGTTGAGTGTTAGGAGCAAGAAGTCGTCAATCTGGAAGTATATATTGACCAGGGAATGACCTGCTGGTTCTACGTCAATAGTAAAGTAGTCGGTCAACTTCTTCTCGCGTGGAAGCTGCAGAGGCTCTTTCACTGAAAGAAATGGGATGTTAAGGAACTGGTTCCGTGAAGTCCCCCCTACAAAGTCTATCTCAAGCATCAGTGTGGGCCATCCAGGGACGATTACCTTGTCCTTGAGCTCCACATAGGAATGTTTTGAATTCATGGTGATTCGATTTTTTTATGGTATGATGTCCCATTCATCCGTTGTCGGGGCACTTGGGAGCTGGGGATAAATGCGCGGAGGTGCAGGATGGGAGGGCAACATGGGTGCAGAGGTCCCAACGGCGGTTGATGCGTAGAGGAGATCCACCTTCTCCATCATGAGCTTCATTGTCTCCATCATTGTCTTCATGGAGCGATCTAGTATCTTGATGTTCTCGCCGAGGATCCTGATGCTGTCGGAGTGATCGCACCGCTGAGCTGTCTGGATGGTTTCCACTTGGAGGGCGGACAGGGACTCAAACCCTGCCTCGATACGAGCCGAGATGTCTCCAAGAGTGCCCCGCACCTCCTCAGCCTCGATCATGCTATTCTCGGCCAGCTCCGTCACTAACTTCTTGATTAGCTCATCATTCGACAGCTGCTCCCTTCCGGTTCGCTGGTCTGGGTCTGAGATCATGGAGGGGTTCTTCCTGAGGTCCTTCAGGAGCTGGTCTACTGGTTGGGTCAATGCATTCCTTGGGACCTTCCGTGGTCTTGGTGACCCCGGTCGTTCCCGTCGTAGTGTCTGGGGATCTTCTTCGTCCTCCAGGGAGTCGACCAGACTCGATGGTCGCGTTGCCATTGAGCCTCCTGACTAGTTCAAGCAATGTCAGCCGGAGGTCGGAGCTCATCGCAGGTCGCGGAGGGTTTGCCGCATTTGGTTTTTTATTGGTTTGTTCATTGTTTTTTAGTTTAGACCAGTCACACCTATCATCTTCATTATGGCAGAGATCTCACCTGAGAGCTCTGCCCCGTCCTCTCCACGAGATATCTCGCGGCGCCTATACCGGGCAAGCTGGGTTTCCTTGACACTTGCGCCCGGCTGGATGGTGGAGGCCCGGTAGCCTGCCATTGTGGGGTTTTCCTTCTTACTCCAGTAAAACGCTGCGGAGGCCAGATTGGGAAAGCTTCGTGGCGCCAGCTTGATAGCGTCGGGGTGTCTAATGGCCCCCAGAAACGGGAACAGGTCAGCATGATCCTCCTTAAGCTTTGCTGAAACTTCTAAAAAGTCACGGATCTCATATGCAACTACGGGGATTGTAAGGGTAGCATCCATGCATTCTGCGAGGTACTCCTTTATAGTAGTGTACGTAGTCATCTGTGCATAACTTGCGACAAGCTTAATCTGGTCCATAAATTCTTTACCTGGGGACTCAAAGTCTGTAGTTAGTAGAGACAACACAAAGGAGCCTACCCAGGGTTGGCCGTTAATCCAATCTATAGCCTCATGTGGATTAAACATCTGGAGTAGTGTAGCAGTCTCACCATGGGATGGCCGGTTTAAGGCTGCCATCATAGTTTTAAACCTTTTCTTGATCTGCTCGGCTCCTGCTTTGATCTTAGACGACGATCCTATCACAACCCCTATTAGTAATGAGCAACAATGGCTGAAGATAGAGGAGATCTCCAGCTCGGTGAGATCACGCTGCGTCGTCTTTTCCCCGTAAAACTTCGCAGTCTTAACAACAGTCTGTTCTCCACGCGTGACAGGCGTCGACAGGTAGGATTCACGAGGCACCCCTCCGTGAACAAACGCAGCGTGCAGTCCTGGGATTAGCAAACATAGAAACACAAGGCTAGGCGTTACTGTGTGAAACATATCGCGCCGTGACTGGTCTAACAATGCCACTGCGTTCTGCCTGATGTCTTTCTCATGCCCTATACCCGGATGCGGGTCAGACCCCCCAACGGTGTATTGTAGGAATTTCCCAGGGAGCTTAGGGAGGCTCGCTGGGGGTTCATATAGATCTTGATCCTCCATGGCATCGGCGTCATCAACCAGGCGTCTCTTGGGTGGCATTGCGTGTGTTCATTTTGTTAGAAGAATGATGAGTGGTTTGTTGTTAACGCAAC